ATGTTGTTGATAAGGATGGTAATGAGAATGAAGAACTTGAAAAGATTATTGAACAAAAATGGTTCAGAGATTTTATAGATTTTTCTTTAGATTCTATATTTTGGGGCTATTCATTAGTTCAATTTGATTCTATTATTGAAGACAGTTTTAAAAATGTTGAACTTGTACCAAGAGAATACGTTAAACCTGAGTTACATATTGTAACCAACACATACGCTGATTTAACAGGTACTGATTATTTAGAAGCGCCATTTAGAAATTGGTGTATTGGTGTTGGTAAGCCTAAGGACTTAGGTTTGCTAATGAAAGCAGCGCCATTAATCATTTGGAAAACTAATGCAATGGGAGCGTGGTCTGAATATATTGAAGTATTTGGCACACCTATAAGAATTGGACGTACAAACGTAAGAGATGAGGAAACTCGTGCTAATATGGAAGCAATGCTTCGTGGTATGGGAACGGCTGCTTATGGTGTATTTGATACTGATGATTTAATCGAATTAGTAGAGAGCAACAAAACAGACGCATACAATGTATTTGATATGATGATTACACGTTGTAACTCTGAAATATCAAAACTTATTTTAGGTCAAACTGCAACAATGGACGAGAAGTCTTTTGTTGGTTCGGCTGAGGTACAAGAGCGTATTTTACAACAAGTTGGTTTTGCTGATGAAGTATTTATCGAAAACGTTTTAAACGGTCAATTAATACCGATGTTAACACGTTTAGGTGTTTGGAAAGATGGTTATAAAATTAAGGTTGCAAAAGACCAAGAGTTTACATTAGACCAAAAATCTAAATTTGACATTGAACTATTAAAAACAGGTAAATATAAATTTACACCAGAGTACTTATTAGAGAATTACGGAGCAGATGTTATTGAGGTTATAGAACCAACACAAACAACTGTTAAAGCGGTTAAAAATTCATTAGAGCGTTATTATAAGTAATGTGTAATTTTTGTAGCATAGTAAATGTAGACAAAATACACTTGTTTACAGATGATGAAATTGATGCCTATTTATATGGCATTTTCACAGGTCGTATTTCAATTAATAGCTTAGATGTTGCAAGTTATCAAAAAGTAGCTGAGAAGCTAACTAATGGTGTTTTTAATGGCTTTGGTAAATCAATTGCAGATGTCGATTACAACACACCTGATTATAAAATGTTAGCTGATTTAAGAGAGAATGTTTATATTTTTTCGGGTGCTAAACAATACCAACAAGTTAGGCAAATGTCCGATTTATTAACAGATGCAAATGGTGTTAAACCGTTTAATGTCTTTAAAAAAGAAGCCTTAGCTATACATAACAATTATAATATTAATTATTTAAGTGCTGAGTATAACTCCGCTATTGCACAAAGTAGATCCGCTTCAATGTGGATGGAAATTGAAAGTTTAAAAAAAGAATTTCCACAATTACAATACGATACTGCTGGCGATGGTAGGGTACGACCCGAACACGCTCGTTTAGATGGTATTATTAGACCTGTTGGCGATTCGTTTTGGAACAAATATTTTCCGCCAAACGACTGGAATTGTAGATGTTCAGTTATTCAAACTGTTGGTGGTGTTGATACACCAAAAGAGAATACTCCTAAGTTTTCAGCTAAAGAAGTTCCCGAAATATTTAGATTTAATGCTGGTAAGGAACGTATTGTGTTTAGTGAAAAACACCCATATTTTAAAGTAGAACCGAGAGATATTGAACTTGCTAAACGTAACTTTGACTTACCACTACCTCGTAATATTAAGCCTGAGATTAAGCCTATTGTTAAAACTAATTATAACGATGAACAATCACTTTGGGAAAAGAATTTAAGTACAAAGAAAAAAGATGATATTGAATCATACACTAGAACTGATTATAAATCGCTTAATTACTACTTAAGAACGAATAAAACAATTTCATCAACTACTCCAGAAGTTTGGGATTCATTTAAAGATGATTTAATAATAGCTTTAAAAGATGCTCCTAAATTTGACGGAACATCTTATAGAGGTATGAGAATGACTTTTGATGAAAAAGATGCTTTTATGAAAAAATTAGGTGATGGTAAAATATTTACTGAAAAAGCGTTTATGTCAACAAGTAAAGATTTAAAAATGGCAGAAGAAAGATTTGGTAAAGCAAAAGATAGTGTATTTTTTGAGATTAAAGGAAAAAGCGGTGTGGATGTAACAAATTTATCGGCAAGTAAAGATGAAAGTGAAATTTTATTTAAACCTAATACTAAACACGAAATTATTAGCATTATTGATTTAGGTAATAATAACACTAAAATTATATTAAAAGAATTATAATGAGCGATATTGTATTTAAAGTAACAAAAGAGGATATTAATTCATTTTTTCCTATTTGCAATAACTGTAAGAATCATTTACAGGGTTTAAAATGTTTAGCGTTTGAAATAATACCTAATAACATAATAAGTGGTGAAAGCATACACACAATACCGTTAAAAAATCAAAGTAATAATATTGTATTTGAGCCGTTAAATGATTAACAATCTAATAAATAAAGGAAACGTAAACGAACAACTGATGTATTCACATGGTTATTTTAGCCATTATTTATTGCCAAATAACGGTAAATATTACTGTACATTATTTTTTATACACTATAATTAGTATATTTGCGTAAATGAAAACCCAAAATTTAACACCTAAAAACGGAATTGATGGCAAAGATGGTATCAATGGTCTTAACGGTGTTGATGGCGCAAATGGTAGGGATGGACGTGATGGTTCTGATGGTATTAACGGCAAAGACGGTAAGGATGGTAAGGATGGCAAAGATGGTGTTGATGGCAAAGATGGAGAACGTGGTAAACAAGGTTTACAAGGTGTTAAAGGCGACAAAGGAGAACAAGGCGAAGCTGGTAAAGATGGTTTAAATGGTATTGATGGCAAAGATGGTAAGCAAGGTAAAAAAGGTTTATCGGCTTATGCAATAGCAGTTAAAAATGGTTTTAAAGGAGATGAAGAGCGTTGGTTAAGAAGCCTTAAGGGTAAGGATGGCGAGAATGGAATTAGTTCTTTTGGTGGCGGTGGTCGTGGTAAATTACAGCCAAATGATAACTTTCAATTTGTAAATTCAATTTACGATTTACCTTATTTTGATGCAACACTTGTATTATTAAAAGATAATGTTACTTATTTTATTTGTAGTGATATTGATTTAGTAGGAGCTCGTATTGAGTGCGGTCAAAACACAACTATTATAGGCGGCTCATCTGAAAATTGCCGTTTAAAAAGTACTGGACTAAGTTCTGGAACTGCACTAATAACAAGTGAATGGAGTTTACCAATTAGAAACATTACGATTGAACATGGTACAGCCTTAAACTTAGATGCAACAGCAAATGCAAATCAGGCTTTAGATTGGTTCGGTGTTAACTTTACAGATTGTGCAACCGTTGGAATTATTAAGAATTACACTAATTTTATAATGACTGATAGTGCCTTTCTTAATTCACAAGGATTAACATTTGACGGTTCAATCGGCACAATAGGGTTTAGTAACTGTTTATTAGATTGTTCAACAGGTGGAACTGCAATAATATTACCAGCAACGTTAACAATTACAAGACGTTTTAGAATGATTTATAGTTCCTTTGTTGTATTGAGTGGTGAAACTGGCATTAATTTTTCAACAAGCACTACAATTTCTGATGAACGTTATATTTTAGATACTGTTAACTTTGGGGGTGGTGGTACTTATACAACGGGTGTAACAAGCACAAGCAACAAAGCATTGTTTAAAGATTGCGTAGGTATTACGAATACAGCCGTTAACGGTCAATTGTATATGCAAAATAATGCAACCGATACCGTTGTAAGTGCTACAAATACATTTTATAAAGTATTAGGCACAACAACCGCAAGCTCCGACAATGCAAAGTATTTACATTCAAATAATAGGTTAACAAACGACGCATCTATTCCACGAAAGTATTTGATACAATGCAATTTATCATTTGCGGCTGGTAATGGTAACGTTTGTGAATTTGGTTTTTATGATAGTGTTTTAGCAGCGATTAGAACTCCGAGTAAAACAAAAGCAACGGCTAATAGTGCCGGACGTGCTGAAAACGTTTCGTTTATGTGCGTAGTAAGTCACAAGCAAAATGATTATTTAGAAATTCACACTGCAAATACTTCAAGTGTAGCTAATATAACAGTTACGGATATGAACTTTGTAATAACTGAAATAAAGTAATGCCAAAGTTTAACGAAGCCCGAAAGATAGCAACCCATTTAAAAAAGTTTGAAGCTGAAATAAATTCGATGGTTAACACTATGGGCGTTATGGCTAAAAATCATTTTACAGCTAACTTTAGAAAACAAGGTTTTGAAGATGAAACTGTTATTCCTTGGCAACCTAGAAAAAAGCGTGAACGTGCAGGTAGAGGTATTTTAATAAAGTCTGGACGTTTAAGACGCTCAATATCATTTAGAAAAAAAGGTAAGTGGTCGGTTGTTATTGGTACAGATGTTCCTTATGCCAAAGTTCATAACGAGGGTAGTCGCAAAATGCCTAAACGTCAATTCATAGGTTACTCAGGAAAATTAAATAGACAAATAAT